CTATGTCTAAGCATACCAATAAAGTCAGTACATATTTCTAGTGTTTGATTCCATACTTGCTGCTCATTATTTTTAGGATCTAACAATTTTGTTAGTTCTTTTGCTTGGAATGTTTGCCAATCTGACTTTTCAGATACTAAATCACAAATAAACAATTGAAAATTATACACTAACTCACTATCACCTGTTGTTACTGATGTTGGATTAATGTGTAACAAAGGCATCTTTTCCATCTTTTCAAGATTTATTTCATAAATATCTCCAACCGATACTGTAGAAATTTGGTCGTGATATTGCCCTAGTCTACACAAGGTGTTTACTACATTATTATACGTTTTATTACTGACTGCCATTCTTTACATTGTTTTGTGTTTGTAAATCTGTTTCATAACTTAACCAAGTAAAAGCTTCTAACAGGTTAAGCTTTGTTATTTGTTCTAGCTTTGAAATATCTGCATTACATAGCCTGTACATTATTCCAAAATATCCCCACTTTTCTGCAAAGGATTCTGTTGCGATTGCACTTTCATTTCCATCAGGCGTTCCTGAGAAAATAATGCCAAAATCCTCTGTAATTTTTTGACGAAAAGATAAAAAAAAACCAGTGCAGATTGCACTTGACTTGCTGACATCTTTTTCATTTCTTCTGCCCTTATACTAATATTACCATCATAAGCTTCTATTGTGTAAATATCATTTTTTTCTTCTACTATTGGTCTGTACATTATAGCCATTACTTCAGGTAAATTCTTTTCAATATCCCTTCCAACTAATGTTTCTATGTCTGCCCATTCTCCTAATGTTATACTATCTAAATCAGGATGAAAGCCATAACGCTTCCCATCTATTTCAATCACTCTTTTCAAAGAACCATCTTGCTCTTGCTGCATCTCAGACACCTTGCTCATTATCTCAGCTACATCTTTTAATTCCAATTGTTTTATCAATTCTTTTGGAATATTAGATAATTCAGCTATTGTTTCTAATGCCTGTTCACTCTTTGTTCCTGTATGAAAGTCAACTAACTTGATGTAATTCTCTAATGTAACATCATCCCAACTGCTTATTAACTTAAATTGTTTTTCTTTACCATCCTTGTTAATTTTACCTTCATATAATATATAATAGAAATTTTGGTTATTTAGTTTAATAGTTGTATATTTGCCTCACATTCATTTTAGTTAGAACCCCTTGCTCCTTTATTTTCTTTAAGCAGGGGGTTTTTTATTGCACAAAATACTTACCTGCATTTGGATTGTCTAAGTGATAAATCACGTTATAACGAATTCCATCTATTGCGTGATTGTAACTATCAACATATAACTTAGAGCCTTTATCTGCATATATGTAATTGTTTAACTCTTTAGCTATATTAGTTGACTCAGGTGAAACTATTAGTTGATAATCTTGCATACGAGTTATACCACTTTCAATAGTTCCTTTCTTTACTGCTTTTATGTTAATGCCTAAATGCTTCAGGTCTGCTATTAGCCTTGGTTCTGCACTATCTGCTATAATTAGTTTTTGCCCAACTTTTTCTAATATTATTTGAGATAGATCTTGTGACTTTAATCCATTCTTATATATATGCTCTTTTAAATATATTTTTTTATGTTTTTTATCAATAGCTACTTCTGTAAGTGAATCAGGATCTACACTAAAACCAAAGTCCATACCACAAGAAGTTTGTAATTCATCAGGATTAAACTCACCAAATGTCCAATTCTCAAATACAACACCTTCTGCTTTGTCTAGCCATCCACCTAGTATTTTATGTGTGTACTTTTTAAAGTTAGTATGTTTTATACTCTTAATACGCTCTAGGAAGCTCGTAGAAAGATTTTCTACATTGTCTAGGTATGTACTATGGATATAACATACATTGTCTTTAACGCCATTAAAACCACCTTCTACGCCCTTGCTCTCAAAAAATCTATCATAAATCCAATGCTCTTTAGTAACAGGATTTAATATTAATATAACTCTGTTCTGTATGTCTTTTTCTCTAATACTAAGATCTATAGTGTCAAAAGTATTTTCATCTATTAATTCTTCTGCTTCATCTAATACCCAGCAACTAATACCTTGTAATGACTTTAGGCTTGCAGTTTGATTCCCTGCTGAAGTCTTAATACCTCTAAATAAAATATCACTTTTACTTTTAGTATTTATAACTTCTGATTTGTTTACATAAAACATTTCATCTTTGTAACCTAGTAATCCAATCTTTTGTAAAAATTCAGGAATTATAGAAAGATGAGCTGAAACCATAGTGTATCTTGTAAACAACACCCTTATACCTTTAACCATTGTAAGGAGTGTTAGAAATACTGTAACAGCAAAAGACTTACCTGAGCCCCTACCACCTGTTATGATAAAGTAGCGACAATCAGATTCAAATAAAGAATTATATTTATGATTCAGTCTCAGTTTTGTAGAATGTTATTAGTGGCATATGTATAGGTTCATCACCAGAGGTTACATCTATTTTATTTGTTTCATTCATTCCTAGAATGTTCTTTGCTCCGTGTATTACTACTGATGGCACTTTATCTTTTATACATTCATAAAATTTAGATTTAACAAAGTCTTTTGCAATTAAATCTACATCTTGTACTTTTTGTGCAAACTCTTTGTCATCTTTTAGCCATTTATAATAATTTGTTCTTGATAAATCACAAGACTTAAGTGCTGTTGTAACTACACCTAGACTTGCTTCTAGTGCTTTAAGCATTCTTTCTTTAGCGATTTGTGTTCTATTTTGTTCCATTTTTCTTTTTTAATTCTAAACCATAGTTGTTAATTTTTCCTTTACTTTTGTATGTTTTCTTTTTTATTAATTTTAATTTTTTAAAATAAGTGTAGTCAACGTGATGATGTATTCTTCCAAATCTAAAAGTTAACCTTGATACATCAGGGTGTACATCTACTTGCATCTGACTTTTTGGCAAAGTACCCTCTTTATCATAAAACTCTTCTGAGTTTCCACCCCTTAAAACTTGTGTTGTTGTTTTTAATTGCATAAAAGCATTAAATTGAATTGTACAATAACCTGCTTTTAACATATCTAAACTTAAAATTGTATCTTCATTATAACGCCCCCTCCATCTAAATGGCGTATTATTCTTTATTAAATTACAACTGTATATTCTTGTGTTTTTTACAAAGGGTGGAACAGCAACTTTACGAGGCACGAACATATAGTAATTTGGTCCTGCCATTGCTACATTCTCATATCTTTCAACAAAATCTTCCATAGCTCTAAATCCTGCCCCATTACCTAATGGTATTTGTAAATTGTTATTCATTCTTAAAAACCTCTCGATATTGTCATCCATTACCCAATGATAATCAAACCCATTATCTTTTGAGTGATCCCATACAAAGTTTCTTGCAGCACCTGGTCCTGTACTTTTAGATCTTCCAAGCTTATCTAAAACCTCATAATCATCTTTATATTTTTCAGGAAGTATTAATATTTTATTTTTATCTATTACTGCTGAATATTCTTTGTATTCACTTTGTTCTATTACAATATTGTATGGAACATTCATCTTTTCTAAAGCTTTGCTTGTTAATCTGCTATCTGCTCTGCCCTTTGAAACAATATATAATGGATATTTAGGATTCATACATATACATTTCATATGATTTATCACATAAAATTGACCTCCAATTATTGCCTAAAATATGTTCTGCTTCTTTTGCTAGTAAGCAATCCTGTTTTATATTTTCCCAAAAATCACTTTCAACTCCTGAAGATTTATTAAAAGCACTTTCAAAGAAATGATGTACTATATAAGATTTTTTTAATATATCTGTAATATTAGGAAGTGTATGACCAAACAATTCTGTTTTACCATCTAGCCTTGTAGGTGATTCTAATGAGTAACACTTGCCCTTTCCAAGCCACGCAGGTAATGGGTGGAAATATAAAGGTTGATAAACTTTTGCAGCTTTGTCGTGTATTATTAACTTTTTTACTGTCCAAATAACATAATTCCAAGCCTTGCTGTCTGTTTTAGGATCTTCCATTAATGTTCTCATTATTTTATGTGATAATGAAGCAATATGTTTTGATATGTTTTTACTTACTTTTAAAGGAAAATTAAATAATGCTTTTCCATCCCAGCTATTATCATCTATATATAAAGGTGGGTGAGCCTTGCCCCATTTAGGTGCAAAGCCTCCTGTAAGCTTTGAAGGCATAGAAGCAAACCATCCATTATCTTGTGGTAAATCTCTCATTATAACAGCATCCATATCAATAACAACTCCATTTAACTCAGAAGCAACTTTTAATCTAACTGCATCTGAAACGTGAGCAATGCTATGACCATTCTTTAATGAAAGGTACGCTTGTTTAGATGGAAATATTTCGTTTGCATCTTTTACAACAATACCTTTAGGAATTTGATTTTTGTTAAATTCTTGATATGAATATAATACAGTATCGTTTTTAAATTTTACGTGTGATGCTAATGTTAGTAAATGAAAGGGTGAAATATTTATTTTTCTTTTTATCCATTTATTATAATCATAATCGATATTAACATCATACCTACTCCAGAATAAAATATATTTATTATTCATATACCTTGTCAAATTGTTTTGCATCTTTCACTTCAGGGTACCATAATGATTTAGTCTTTTCTGTTATTTGCTGATTTAAAAGCTTTGAAAAGTTTTTTACATCATCTTCGTTTTTAAATGAAACTATTACCTGCCTTTGTGGGCTAAGATCTTTTTGGTTAAACTCAGGCATATCTGTCCATTCTAATTCAGCATTAAGTTCATTTTTATCATCTGAATTTTCCCATACATCTAAACCCCATTCAGTTATTTGTATTGTATTCCATTCATTACCTAACATAGCCCAATCCCATTCACCAAATCCGACATTATCTTTTACAATAAATTCTTTTTTCTGTTCTTCTGTAAGACCTTCAGCTACATCAATCCATACTTCTTTAAGTCCAGCAGCTTGACTTGCTTTTAATCTCATATTACCACCTAAAACCATCATACTCTCATCAACTACAATTGGTCTTAGTTTTAACATCTCAGGAAATTCTTGTATTGACTTGACTAACTTTTTAAATTTATCATTTTTAATAATTCTAGGATTGTCAGGGTTTCCTTTTACTTTGCTTATCTTAACTTGTTTTTTCATAATATATAATAGAATTTTTTAATATTTATTTAATCAAAGGAATCATTAACACCCCTTTCTCCAATTAGTTTTTCTTTTGCACTTGCCCAAAGCTTATCACCTCTTTTCTTTTTACTTAATGATGCTTCTGTTCTTTTAAGGCTAGGCATCCCCTCAGTTGGTTCAGAATCCATATACAAACCACAATCACATTCAGCTTCTTTTGTTACCCATTTACCTTCACGATATACGATAGTTGCTTTAGGAATTTCTTTTTCTACCTTACCACAAGAACATCTGTATATTGTCATCTTGCTAAAGCACCTGTTATTGTTTCGCTTTTTTTATATAACTTATCAAGTTCGAAGTGCAAATGATTTATTGCTTTTTGTATATCTTGCTCAGCAGGGTTGCCTTCTTTTTTTCCTGCTCTTAATAAATATGATACTGCTACACCTGTATTGTAGCCAAGATCAAAATCTTCAACAACTTTTCTAGCAGTATATTTGTACATCTTACCGATGTAATAGCTAGGCTCAGGAGTTTTTTTGTAGTCTTCTTTCTTTGTCATTTTCTAAAATTTTAATTAATCCGTCTTGTGTGTTAAGTGTTCTTGGTCTTGATGCTCTTCTGTATTCTTCAGGAGAATAGATGAGCTTGACCTCTCTCACTAAATCTTCATCATCATACTTTACTATCCATCTACTAGAATGATGCATCTTATGTCTTTTAATGTGTGCTAAATAACTCATTTTTTTATTTTTTTAATTCTATATAATATATAACCTGCAAAAGGCGTTCCAAATAATAAGGTTAACAGACTTGGATGAGGTTCGCCACAAAAACCAGTTAAATGTCTAATAAAATCAAGCATATTTTTTATATAGTTTTTTAATTCCATCAAAGCAAGTAGCAAGACAAGAGCTGCAATTAGTGCTACTTGAATAATTAGTTCCGTGTATTGTGTTGTAGATCTCAATCATCTTTCTTTTAGCGTTTACATCTTTTGCCCTTCCTGTCTTTAAATCATCCCAAACTTTAATCACTTCATCTATTATTTCCTGAGGTAAGTCATCAGGGGTTTCTATATTTGTTGTCTTTTGCCATTTCTTTTGACTACACTCCATAGGTGCTAAACGTGCCTTGATTTTCATAAAACAACCGCAGTCTTTACAAGTTCCTGTAGGTTTAAAATAATATACACACGATTTGCAAATAGCTATTCGATCTTCATAAACTTCATTAGGAACAAAGAATCTGTTCATAGTCTATAATCAGGATGCCTAAAGCCAAACATCATATAAAAAGAGTCGTTTGTTTTTGGATTATACATCTTCATTTAAATTTTTTTTAATTATTGTTCTTACTTTATCTATTGTTGTAAAAATACTATTACGACTTATCCTTGTTTTAGCAGCTAAAGAGTCTAATGTTTCACCTGTATAATATAATTTGAATAATTCCCTATCGTACCAATACTCAATCTTGTCTAGTTCTTTATGTATTAGTGCTAGTTTTTCTTCTTTAGTGTTATCTATTTCTTCTTTGCAATATTTGATATATGTTTATTATTAGCAATATTATGTGTAACATCATCATTACTAAAAGTTGTACTACAATTATAACTAAAGTTGTCAATATGTGTATAATACTTTTCATACTTATAATAAAAATTGCTTCTTTTACTTGTTAATGCTCTTTTTAATGCAACTGCCCCATATTTAATTATGCCTTTTTCACCATCCTTTTCCCAAATAGATCTTAGAGTGTCAGGGTTCATACTTAAAAAATACAACATTAATTCTTGTACTGCTTCATTAACTTTATTCTCATCTTTAGTTAATCCATAAGTCATTGTTCTAAACTTATCAGTCAGCTTTGCTATCTCTTTATAAATCTCAGTCATTTATTATTTCTAATTCATAAAGCTTGTTAGCAGTTTCCTGCACCATTTGTTCTAACACAACCTTGTAAGCTCTTATAACTGCCGAGTTGTTTTTATTTTCTAAACCTGCAAAGAATCCATTAGTAGCAACAGAAAGATTTATTGGTATTATCATTAGCCAATCGTAAAACGTGCCATTCTCTCTTGCTCCACTACCATAAGTATTTGAATACTCTATGATTGTATTTATCACTTCTAAATAATTATTGTATTTTGTCTTTGTAGATACTTCTTGTGCAAAATTTAAAGACATAGTTAAATAAATCTCGATTATTGATTTATGTTCTTCGCTTGAATAAACAGGCTTTTGCATACGCCAAAGATAATAAAAAGGTTACTAGATTCCCTTTTCTTTCTTTAAGTTTTCAACAAGTGATTTGTAATAACTTATTAAATCTTGATAATCTACTCTAGTAAATTTTTTTATTTGCCTTGATTTAAATTGTAATTCTTCTGCTGTACCTTCGCCATATTTTGCATCTAAAGCTAAACCAAATTTGTACTGTTCTCCCTGTCCAAATAGATTATCTGCAGCTGATTGAGGTTGTACGTTTTTTTCATCCCATCTTGTCGAAAGGCTTTTTCTTGACATAAAATGTCCTGCGTGTATGCTCTTGTAATGATAAACCCTGCCTGATGTAAAACATTGCACCATTCCTTCATCAGTAGCATCTTTTAACCTAATGTAAAGGCTAAACCATTTGTCAAGTTCTTTCTTTAATTTGCTAATTGTTTTCATATCCCAATTCTTTTCTCCATTGCTCTTGTATTTTTCCTTTGCGTATTTTATAAGCTTGACCTCTGAGTCTTGGTTCTTCCTCTTGTAGCTTTGCTCTCATTCTTCTTATACTTTCTGCATTAGTTAATTCACTATCTGCATATTTTTTTAAAAAACACAAAGCATTTATTTGTTTAGAATCTATATTTTTATTTTCTAATTCTCTATACCAATAAATAGCAATTAGTTTATTATCATTATCTCTTAAATCAGGTCTTTCTAAAAGTATTTTTTTTAGAGTTTGTTTTGTATTCATTTTATTTTTCTAATTAGCCACATTCCAATGGCAGTTATTAATACCCAACCAATCATCTTAGTAGTTTTGGTTCAGGTCTGTAATGAGGCACTTGTTTAGGATCTTCACCCTTGTCAACTCTTGACCTTGCATCCCATATTATTTGTTGATGTTTTCTTAGCCATTTCATATAAGTTGGTACTGTTAAATGTATAAAGTCACTTGTTATTGGGCTTCTAACACCTAAATTAAAAGCATTTTGAGCATCTTCAAAATAAAAGTTCTTATACATTCTAGCTAAATCATCTGCAAGGCTTTGTGACATAATGCTTATAGTATCTTCATCTACATTATTTTGTCCTAGTTCTATGTAGGTTTTACTTATTAAGTCAACTGATGACATTAATAAATCTTGTTTTGACATTGTTTTAATTAGTTTCATTCAAATTGTTTTTTTAGTTTTTCTTTTACATTTAAGTTTTTTTGTATATGCTGATGTATTTTACTCATTGATTTATTCTGCTTCTGTTCTCTGTTTTCCCAAGTTCTAACACAAGCTTTCCAATCTTTCATTTTGTTTTTTCCTATTTTCCAATCCTTACTTTCGTAAAAATCTATAAATGCTTCTGCTTTTATATTATTATTTCTTAATATACAATATTCATTAACTTCATCAATATTTGGTTTTTTAAAGCTCTTTTTATTATTATATGTAATATTAGTATTATTGTTTATAGTATTACTCTTTAATGTTTTTTGTAATAGGGTATTACTGTTTTCATCTATACCCCCTTTCATTATTTTGATATACCTATTATCAATTTCTTTAGTACCACCCTTGTATGTGTACTCTGTTTTAATATATCCATATTTTACTAATTCACTTATCCACCCTGATATTGTGCCTTTACTCTTATCATATAAATCTGAAAAATATTTATTAGATGCAAAGCATTTACCATTCATACCACATAGAGCAGTAATCTCAGCATACATTAACTTAACATTTGGCCTTAGTCTGTTGTCATACCTAACGTCTGCTGATATTATTGCATAGTAGTTTGGTTTCTCCATTATATTATTTTAACAGTATAGTGATAATTTTTGAGAGCTAATTTAAGATTTTCTAATTGATTTGAGAAATGAAAGTAAGATGTATTTATAATACAAGATACAGATCCACTTTTAATCTCAAATTTTAAATCTGAATTTTTAGACTCAATTACATTATTTTGTAAAATAAAATTTCTCATTTGTCTTTTATTTACAAATATTTCTTTTTCACCATCATAACTTATGTACTCTTTGTATATTTTAGTAAAAGCCTTTCTGTATGCTGCTGATGTACTAAAATGTCTCTCGTGAGTTCTTGTATAATGATATGTTAAAGATCTATCTCTGTTTAAAACTTTTGCTATTACATTCCTATTAATATTTTCTTCAGTCATTCCAATATAACTTGCTGAGGCTCTAGCGATTTGTAGCTCTTTTTTTCTACTCTTATAAGCTAAAGAGCCAAGAGGCAACCCCATAACTCTCGTAGTGAGGTCGCATATAGCTTTAAAATTAAATTCTTCAGTCATAATTAAAATGGTAAATCATCTGAGGTTACCATCTCTTCAGCTTTTAACACCTTGAGCAAATTTCCATCCCTCTATGTTGTGGTAATATTTTCCTTTGTATTCTCTTGAGTAAACATTACACATTACATTAACTGTCATACCTTCCTGTAGATTATCTACATCGAAGATCTTATCACCAAAGGCACTAATACATATTATATTGTTAAACTCTTCACCTGTATCAATTACGATAGATTGCTTTCTCCACTCTTTACCTGCTTTTGATGTTCCTGTTTCTAGTTCTAATTTTTTCACTAATTTTCCTGTTACTTGCATAATTTATTATTTTTGATTATTAATTTTGTTTAAATTCTTCTGATTCATCTTCGCTAAATACTCCTAACTCATAGAAGCCTGTTAGTTTTAATACTGCTCTTGACATTGCTCTTTTCTCTGCCATCTCCATTACATACCAACTATTTGTATTTCCATCTTTAAATCCTTCGCCCTTTAAAGCAGAGCCAAATGTTTGTATTATTTTGTCATCTCCATTATCTGCATCAGCTTTAATTACTGCAAAATCTTTTTCGCATTTAATAACTGTATAGTCAATATTAATACCTTCTATTGCTTGTATTTTTTCAATACCAGATCTTGTTATTATTAGATAATGCTGATGTTTAAATATGTCAGATTTATTTAATCCATACTTGACATACTTTTCTTTAATTTTTTCTTTGTTCATTTTAGTTTTATTTAGTTAATAATTTTGTTAAAAGTATAAAATTTATTTTAAAATTGAGCTATTATAAAAGAATCACCAAAACCCCAAAAGTGAGTAACATCCATTATTGATTCTTCATCAGGGTATTTTGCCCTGTCATAATCTAGCCAAAATTCTTCCATATCTTCATATTCTATGTATTCACAGCAGAATGCAATAGGATCAAATTCAATTTCTTCACCTGTGTCTTCTTCATAAGATTCTAACATTTTAAATAATTCTAACCTGCCTATTGGGCTAAAGTCATTTGGTCTGTGTTCAGCAAACCAGCGTGCAAATTCATATATATTGATTGTTGTTTTCATTTTGTTTTTATGTATTTAGTTAGTTGTTTTTTAATATATTTTATTTGTTCTCTGTCTATCCATTCTAAAAAGTTATAAGAGTCAAAACAGATTTGAAAGTCTTGACCATACTCATCTGTACCTCTTAGATAAACTTCGTTTTCGTGTGCTTGGAATGTATTAATATCATTCATTCTTTTACTTATAAGATCTTCTTGTTTCATTGTATTAAATTTATTATTAAACCTTTATTCTTGTAGTGCTGAGTGTATCTTTTAATAGCTTCTTTATCTTCACAGGTATAAACCTCATCTAAGTTAAGACCTGAAGCCTCACAGTAATAATCTAAAGCCTCACGTATTTGCTTCTTAGTGCCTAATATTCTAATTGCTCTAGTATATGGTTGTAAGTCATTGTGGTATCTGTCAAATTCAACATTCCACTTAGATTGTTTTCTATACTCTCCGTTGTTATAGAAGTAAAAAGTATCGCATTCTAGTTTCATAATTAGTAATTTAATTTTAAATGTAATGCAAAAGATGCACAAGTTAATATAAATAACATACCCCATAAAGCTATCTCAGGAATGTTATACAAGATGCCCTGCTTTATTTCTTCAAACTTGTANTTTTTAAAGTCATTTTTAAATGCAAAGTCAGCAGCTTCTTGTGCATTAAGTATATGTACTTGTTTAGTTTGCTTGTTGGTTACTTTATAATTGCAACCTGTTGTGATGTTTAGCTTTTTCATTTTAGTTTTTTTTTAATTAATATTTACATTCTTGTATAACACAAATTGTTGTATTTGTATCTTTATTTATAAAGTGTAGGTCACCTGTTCTTTCACAAACATAAACCTCTACATCTTTTCTTTTCTTCGGTTCAGTACAATAAAAATGCTGATTTATTAGATTTAATTCTTCTTTAGTTAAATTTTTCATTTTAGTATCTTTTAGTTAATTATAGTACAAAGATAAGTAAATATTTCANTTATTAACACAAATATAAACAGTTTTATTTACAAAGTTATTAACACTTTAGTTGTTAAGAAGGTATTTGCTAGAGGTGAAGNATTATATTGTAAAAAGTAATACTAGTATAATTAGTAGAAAATAAAATAATGTAAGTTTAGTGGAATCTTTTATGTTCATTATAAGTCCATTAAAATGTTAATTGGTAGTGTTCCATTGTTTAATACTACTGAGCAGCCAATTGCCTGCCGTTTAAAGTTTTTAGCGTATGCAGCAGCGTATGTAGTGCTATCTACCCCACAACCAACTTGCATTCCAAATACTCTGAAACGCTTACCTACAAACCACTTGCAATAAGCTTCTGTATGAGTATGCCCACAAACGCTAGACATTAAATTGTTCTTTGCTTTAGCTTGTGCTTGACCTCCTTCACCGTGTTCGTAAAGCACATCATCATAAACAACAGAGTCAACCCAATTCCAATTAGGTGTGCCTAATACTTCATTGTATGATTTAATCCAAGCTTTAGGAATTCCACCTGTCATTGATTTACGAGAAGCCATTCGGTCGTGATTTCCAATACAAACATCAGCATCAGTAAAAGCATTGTACCAATGTGATACTTTTTGTATTGTCTTTTCAAGTTCTAAACCTGCTGACATCCCATCAGGATCAGGTTCGTGATAGCTAAATGCGTGATTATCAAGTATATCGCCAATAAATACAACTTGATTACAATTAAAAGATTCGTATTGCTCAAGACAAAAATCCAAATATCCATCAAGGCAGAATGGCTCGTGAAGATCTCCGATGACTAGAATGTTTCTAGCCTCGGATTCCCTCATTTTTTCTAATGCCACTATTTCGTGTGGTTTTAACCTGTATCTATTATCTTTTAGCAATGTCCGCAATTCCTTGTCCAACAACTAAAGTCAATAGTGCATAGTAAAGATTCTGTGCAGTTTCTACATCTACACCTAAGAATTTAACAATAGCAGGTACAACTACTGAGCTTACTGCATACCAAAACTTCTTTGATTTAAACATTTGACCGATTAAGAATTTTGAGAAAAAATTTTTCATTATTATCTGTTTTTAATTATTAATTTAATATTATTGCCACCCAAATTTAGTATTTCTTTTACAAGTAAATCCATAGCAATTTCAGAATTACCAACAAAGTTATGTTGATTAGTCATCCCCACTAGAATACAACCTTTTGTGTCTTGTGGGTAATTGCCCTTATGGAATAGTATATAATTACGATTAGGCACATCTTTAACTAGCAGGTGTGTGTAGTTTCTTGATGCGCTTTCTTCGGCTTTTCTTATCCTTAGCTTATATCTTCCTGAAGGAATACAAGAAACATTTTGTCGATTACCAATAAAAGGCAGTTCTAAAGTATCACAAAAGCTTTCACCATTTAAAAAAAGCCTGCCAATAATAGAGTCGTCTGTATAAACTTTTCTAATGATTAACAGTTCAATTCCTGCCTTGCCCTCTGTATGGTTGTTTAAAGGCGTTCTGTCCTCTTGAAGCGTTTTTAGAGTGTACGCCCTTTCGTTTCTTTCTAACACTCTTATAAGTGCCTGTAACAACCTTACGAGCCATTTATTTATTATTTTCAAATTTAAAGAATTTATAGATAGTATAAGCAATAGAAAGTGCTAAAGCAACAAGGCTAAGAACCTCATTAATTTCACTCAGGCTAACTCCGATTGCAGTTCCGTTAGCTAGTCCTACTTGTATTGTGTCTTTTAGGTCGTTCATTTTTATTATCTTTTGGCTTTGTACCCAAGTAGGATTTAAGCTTTGTTATGTTCTTTGATTTAGGTTTGTAATGTTTTTTCATTAATAGTCTCCTGCATTTAAAAAGTTCCTTAATGTCAATTCTGTTCCCTGTCTTGGTCTGTCTAAGTTCATATTAGAATAGTAATTCTCAATTGATGGTGAAACATCTGCCCCTGAGTTTGTAGAATATTCTGGAAAGAAGCCTATATTGTTTCTAATATAGTCAATTAATCTTTCTCTGTAATAACTTGCCGTATTTAAAACTTCCTCTCTGAATTCTTGCGCTTCTGATGTTGTTAAGGCATTTCCTGTTTCAGATGTTTTAGAATAAATGTTCCCATTTTCCACCTTAAATCTTAAATACGGTAAAGCGTGATAAAGGCTGTAACCAGGAAGCATATCACCAACATACTCATCTACTAATGTTTTGTAGTTTTCATTACCTACATTACCAATAGTCCCTGCCGTTATAAGA